GAACTGTTGCGTTATATAAGGGGTGTCAGATATTTTTACCAAAAATAGAACAGGGCCCCTAGCGTTAACTAAGAGCCCTGCCTAATGGAACAACGAATGCAAAAGAAGCATTATGAGACCAACCGTCAGTCATCTGAAAGTGGACCGAAGTCGATCTCGAAGCAGTTCATACCAGAACCAAGGCTATCGTCAATAGTATTCTTTGCGACACTGACGAGTCCTTTAGCGGCAAAGTGATTATCAAAGATGATCTTGCAGCTGTGCTTAGAGTCAGCCACTAGGATCACATAGTTTTCAAAATGTTCTCCGAGGATAGCAGTGACGCTTTGTAAATCTTTGGCCATAGTTACTTAGAGTTAACTTAGAGTCTAACTATAGACTAACTTTAGTGTAATATTCAATATTGTTATTATCACTAATTACTGACTTTAGTTAACCTATAGTTACTATAGGGGGACATTTCTACCCTTGTCAATACTGTATTTCCCCCATCCATATAAAATCATCGGTTTTTTGTTCTTACATTAGTTAATATCGCTTATTGTTTTACCTATAGTCCTACAATATAGGCGGTACGAATTACCAAGTGAGAATATTGGCGCCCCCTCGCCGGACCTTAAAGTAAGCCTCGGCGTGTTTCTGGAGCTCTTTCTTTATATCCTCCTCCTTTCGCTCTAGGATGCGTTCTGACGCGTCTTGGGCCATTTGCTGACTCCAGTAACCAACAGCCATCGAAAGCGCGTCTAAGCGGTCGTCATGGGTCACAGCGCCGCGATCTCGTGTTATGCGTGTTAGCTGGTAGATCAACTGGTATTTTAGAGCGTGGTCTTTAGGATACACCTGGCTAGTCTCGTAGTCGTTCTGGATGACCTTAGGATCGACCACCAGCTTATGCCCAGTCATCACTGGCTCTAGTGTATCGATTATACGTTTTTCTTTCTGTGTGCTGTGTCTCACCTCTTCGATTGTGCAAGCGTGGACTTTGCGCAACACAGGTTTAAGCAATTCGACAAACATGCCGTCACCGAAGTTAGACTCAACGACGATCTCGTTGACCTTGTGTTCTTTGGCGGTCATAGAGAGAAACTTGAGTGTTTCCTCTGAGTATCCTCCCTGGACTCCACCAGCCGCTGTGACATAAAGATACCCGTTTAACATTTTGACTACCGCGTAGCCTGTCTCGTCTTTACCTCGTCCTGACGGGTCGATAGACATAACGGTCCCTGTGTATTCTATGTGTTTACCCAGGGTCTTCATAGGCCTGTAGAACCTATCGCCAGTCATGCCGACATTGGGGATCGATCCGTCCCACTCTAGGTCCGGGTCTTTGGCCCACACTAGTCGTTCTGGGGCAAGCTCAGTGTCCAACGACATCACAATCAGATCTGAGATCTTGAGTGGATACTTTTCGACATCACTGAGGTTCGAATCGAGCATAAACTGTAAGGCGTAACCTGCAGACCCATAGGATACTTTACGTTCTGCAAGATCCACATCAGAGAACCGGAGTGGCTCTGTTGACTTTCCTTTATTATCAATATTAATACAACACTCAGCGATGTGCCCATCGTATCGCTTCATGTTCTGGTCTGGGGTGACATACTGCGCAGGCCAGACGCGGGTCTGGTAGCCACGCTCGGTTAGCTGTCGGTATATCGTGTCTTCGCACTGTGGTGTTCCTAGAAAGATTACCTTGGAGTCGTCGAGGGGCTTAATGATCGCATCGAACTCTTTGACTTGTTCTCCGAGCTTGTCTCGCATCATCTGGGTCGCCGAGTTATTCGGCACCTCGACGTCATCGGCTACGATAATGTCAGCACGAGACCCGGTCAGTTGAGATGTGATACCCAGGGACTTAACGGACGGGGCGTGTGACGCTGGGGCTGGCCCGACGTCAAACGAGATCTTGGAGAATCGTTGTTTGTCCTGGGGTATAAGATGCTTAAGGAGTGGCATCTCATGGATAAGCCTAAGAGTAAAAGTTGAGAAGTCATCTGCTCTAGTCTTTGAAGCAGAGACAACAAGTATGTTCTTTGAGGGATCGAGGAGCAACTGGTGGACAACATAAGCAGAGCAAATCCAGCTTTTACCGACGCCTCGAAAGCCTTGGATAACTGCTCGTTTATCTCCGTGCTGCATGTAATCCGCGATTTCATATTGTATTTGAGTTGGTTCAGGTAGGTTAAGTTGTTTCCACACTAGGTAGAGAAAGTTCCTGAAGTCTTTGAGTTGCCTTAGGTCAGCCATTTCGTGATCTGTTTTGGCTTTTCTTTTGGAGCCGTAGGTTAGACGCAGCGTTGTTCCTTGGGTTTCGGTCTTTGTGATCGACGTCGCGCCCTTTGATTTTGCTGAGCCCCAGCTTGCGCGCCATGAGTCTCCGTGCGGCATTGCGTCCGGCTCGGCGTTTCTTTTGGTTCGGCTTAGCGTGGTAGTTAGCGTATTCGCTCTTGTAGTTTCTACTCATTGGACGCCATGTTTACAATTCGGTCTACGTTATCGTCGTGGAACGGCAAGGCGTTGACTAGTTCGTGGAGTGGTGAGCTTTCGGTGGCCACAGCGGACACGTTGTTGTCCTTGAGGAACTGTCTGACCGTCGATAGGTCAGCCGTGGATGCCTCTCCTGATTTGACCCTGAGTAAAAACTCTTCGATCAATAGGTCCTGGAGTTCATATAGTTTATCTGAGCGGTCCATGTTACTTTAGTTCCTTTCTTATTTTTATTATTAAATATGTAAGCGTGGTGACCCCGACGCAAATAGCGATCGAGGTGTTAACACTTTCAAGGGTGATGGCCCCGAGGAGCCCTGTTACGCCAACTAGTGACGGTGCATACGTTGAGTTCATTATTGTCTAGCGGCTCGTGCTTTCTGTATCGCTTCAATCTCACGCATGCGGAGCTCTGGGTTTTCTTGGAGCATCTTTGATTTCGCTACGCCCCTGTAAGCCCTGATCATGCGACGCAGCGCAACAACTTTAGGGCTGTCGCTTCCTGTTTCGTCTTTGAGATCTTCTCCAGACAACGCTGCGTATTCCTTGCTCTTAAACATACGCTCTAAGCTTTGACGTAGTGTCCGACCTCGGATCGTTGAGGTCCCGACGAGCTCTAAGAACCTATCGTAAGCCTGTTGGCCAGTCTCTGGGTTATAATATTCTTTCATATCTAACTCTTCAACGCCAGGCCTCAAGAAACGCGAAGGTTGTCTGAAGCCAGACCTAAGGTTAGAAATCTCGTATTCAACTGCGTTCTTCGGATCTTCTTTGATGTATAATGGATTAATAACACCAGCGACACCCCCGCTACTAGGGACCGTCATAACTTCACCGAGAACATTACGCCTCGGAGGTAAGTTACCCCCAGCAGGTGTTCTTTTGATCATACGGTCAATGATACCACGGGCTTCACGCAGTGGTCTGTCTTCTTCGTAGTTAAGTGACTGGTTGATCACGTTAGGCACAAAGCCTCCAGCGATGCTACCGAGAAACTTCTCTGCGTCGCGCACTGGGTCTTTGAACTTCAAGAAATCAAAGAGGTTATCAAGCCCCTGAACATAAGACTTAGACGTTATGTTGTTTGAGAACGCAAGGGCCGCAACGCTAAAGACTTTCTCAAGGTCCCCGTCGTCGAGTTCATTGTATGTCTGTGCTTCGTTGATGTCAGCGACAACGCCGAGCATCGTAGCGATCGGATCGAGCCTGTTGTAGCTTACCCACTTGTCCCCGACTTTAATGGAATACTGTTGGTTGTTCATCTCCCAGGACTCTCGTTGCTCTTTGTTCTTAGGGCCATAGCCTGTGATGAGCCCTTGGCCTTTACCGCTCTGTAAGAAATACAGCAAGGCAGCCGTGGTGGTCACTGAGGTAGCAAGTCGTCCTCGTGTCTCGGCCCGCACTGTAGCGTCAGGGCTCATAAGCTTGGCCCTAAAGTCTTTACTTAGGACCTGCAGAGATCCAAAGGGAGACCGAGAGATACCGTAGGTCAACAGGTTCGTCGGTGTGCGCACAAACGGAATCACAAACTTAAGCGTTGGGTGTTTCTGCGTTAACATAGACAACATGTTTGACACGCTGTTCTGTGAGTCCTGCGTGTGCGTGTTGATTTTCGCCATCTGCTCTGCCTTAGCAGTCAAGACGCCCCGGTCTTTGAAGCTGAGCTCTGTGCCATCAGGTAAAACAAAAGGCTGCTGGGTAGACTTAGCGACTTCCTTTTCGATAAAGTTCTGTCGTTCTTCAAACTTTAGATCCATCTCGTCAGCTTTGAGCTCTGCGTCTCGCCTAATGCCTGCCTCATTGAAGATCCTTCCGGTCTCAGTGGTGTAACCTTGGACTCTATCTGCAACATACTTAGATAGGTTTTTGCCCCTGAGTCCTTTCTGGATTGCTTCGGCTGCTAACTCTTGTTGAACGTAAGCTCGGTAGTTGAACGCCTTGAAAAACTCATCGCCAGCCACGAGTCCCCTCGATGGTAGTCGCACTACTTCCCCCAAGAAGTTAAAGGTGCTTGATATAGCATTATCACCCCCTGGAGGAGAATAACTAATAGCTTTACGCGCGCTCGCTCTGTCGTCAAATAGCCTTGCCTCGGGGATCGAGATGGCCTCTCCGTTCTTTAGGGCTCGTGCTGACAACTTGAAAGCATCGGCGACGGCTTGCATACTAAACGAATACTGTAGGGTAGCACGGGTGAGCGCAAAGTTACCTGACAACGCGCTGCCTAGGGTTCTCTCGACGGTCCCTACGGCATAAGTTACCGCAGAGCCTATCAAGTTAACTAGTTGTGTAGTAGGACCTGAGAGCAGTGAATTCATCCAGTATTCTTGCACCATGTTCATCATGTTGCTGCCTAGTCCGCCCTTAGCGATCTTATTGAGTCCGTGCTCTATGTCGTCTCCGGTCTTAGCGTTGACCACGAGGTCCAAGAGTTTCTCGTCGCTCATGCTACCCAGGCGCTGATCGCGGAACTTAGCGATGTCCTGTGGGGTCAGCTTGTCAGGCAGTGGGTCGATCTTCTTGCCTTTGATCTGTTTATACATGTATTTACGCTGGAGCATTCCTAGTGAAGCAGTGCGTCCAAACTGTGCAAACAGGTTCTGTGAGGCATTAGTAAGATTAAGGTGGAAGAGCATCTCAGTAAACTTCTCCTCGTAGGCGTCGGTTCCTTTGGTTAACCCTCGGACTTCAACGGCAAGGTCATGGGCTTTGCGTGCTAATGTATTATTTAAATATTTAATAGCCATCTGGTCCTTGTTGAACTGATCGGCGTATTGATCTCCGCGTGCCTTTAGCTTTTTATACTCAGCCTCAATAGAGTTCTTATTGCCCCCAAGCGCATCCGAGAGATCCATTGACTCTTGGAGAATATCTTTCTCAGTTGTCTTTTTGAGCGTTCCCTTTTCGATAGCCTCAAGCGTCTGGTTGGTAGACAATGCACGAACAAGAGGCAATAAGTCACTTTCAGACGACACGAGCCTTATGTTACTCATCAGCGCTTGCTTACCGCCTACGCTTATGTCTTGGGCTAGTGCTCTGTTAAGCTTTGTTGCTTTTGCTTCGGCCTCTGGGTTTAATTTCTGTCCGTCTCTGAGTGGCGTATTAGCAAAGCCAAGTGATTTCTCTGAGTCAGCGTCGAGCCTAAATTGAAACTCTTGTTGCTCTAAGCCTTCAAAGCCGCTAGGTTCGTCAGGCTCGTCTTTGATTTTCTCTGCTTCAATATCAGGCTCTTCTCCTTTGGCTTTACTTTCTGGACGTGGCGCCTTAGGGGCTTCTACTTCGTTTGCACCAAACAACTCGTCTTGTGTCATGTCAGATTTTGACATCGCTTCTGCAGTGGCTTCCTCAGGGTCCATCCCTTCGGCCACTAGTCTCCCTCTATTTTTTATTAATTTAACACTCTTAAGGAACGGGACTAACAGAGCCGTAGCGCCGATCTCAAGGAACATCCCTTCCAAAACGTTCTTGAAGCGTCCTTCAATTTCATCTTCGTCCCCGGTAGCCTTAAGATACTCAGTGACCGGATTCTGGAACATCTCGTATTGATACAAGAAGTTACTCAATCGTTCTTCTTGTCCGTTGAACGCCAGGAAGTCGGCGCCTGCACCAGCCGCGTAGTTCTTAACGAACGTGGCTTTCTTGGATGTCTTATTGATCGCTGCCATTTGTTTTGCAGGGATCTGGTTTCCACGTTTCAGCAGTTGTTTCGCTACGTCACCGCCAAACATCTTTCTAGCTTTAACAACCTGACCTGCTTTACCTAACGCGCCTGCAACAGGAATAAACCCAGTGATAAACTGAGAGATACCCTCTACAATACCACCGGCCATCGTTGAGGACCGACCAAGAGCACGTTGGTCGTAGTCTGGGAGAATATCTCCGGTAGCAAAGTCTAAGAAGTTGTATACCCCTTGTACTGCTCCCTCGGCCCCTCTGAACGGGGCTTTAACAATATCGAGGAACAAGTCGTCTTCTTCTTCGTTTGGAGGCATTAAGCTGTCTTCTATGGCCATAAGTGTGTTACGTTGTGTTTAATATTATTTAATTTATTCGAGGTAGAAGCCCGGTGCCTTTTAACGCCCCGTCATCTGACAGGTTGTCGTCTGCGTCTACAGGTTCTGAATCTCTAGGCTCAACAGCCGGGATATATGATATTCCGTTCGTGTTAAGAAGAAGTTCATAATCTTCCATTTCCTCCCTTTTTAAGTCTTTACCAAGCGGAATATCAAAGCGGAATTCTGGTGCTGTTTTAAACATCTCACCCGTATCGTGGACAATAGCCCTTACGTTATTGAATGTCTTTTTCTCGCCAGTCTTAGGATCTTTATAAGGAAGAGCAGGTATAACATATTCTTTATTATAGAAAGCTGGATTCCCTGCGAGTGTTATGTAATCATGCTTACCCTCAGCATACTCTTGAACGGTTCGAACTAAAAACTTCCCATCAGGCCCTGGACGTGACGACGGGTATCCGCCTTCCATCTTATCGCCTCCTTTTTGAGGTGAGTAGATCGAAATGTTACCTTTAGTTCCTGTTACTTTAGCTTCTACTGTAGGATCAGTCTTTATAGGTTCATCGAGATTCAACTCTAGTTGTTCTTGTTTAAACTTAGGTCCTTTAGGAATCGGAGGTAGCTCACGTTTAGGTTTAGCTTCCTGTTTAATTTCAGGTTCTTTAGGGGCCTCTTTAGGAGTCACTTTGGCTTCTGGGACAGGTTTACGAACACCGCTGCGGTAATCCCGGTAGTCTTTTTGGCGCTGCTTTAAGATTTCAGGTGAAACATCAAGTAGCTTAGCGATCTCAGCGCTCTGCTCGTCCGTCATGTCTTTTAGAAGCGCAGAGGCCTTAAATCCACCTTTAGGTATGCGAGTTGCTCCTTCAAACTCTCCAAGTAACTCGTTTCTAAAGAAGCTCTTAGGGTCTTTTATTATAGCGCCTTCAGGGAGATACCCTGGTTCACCTTCTCGGCCACTAAGTGCTTTCTTGACTTCTTCAGGCGTGTATCCTTTGAATAATCTCCTTGCTCTAAACACGTCGTTACTAAGCTCTTCATACTTCTGAACAAACACGGGCTTGTTTGGAACTGCACGTCTTCCTCTCCCCAGCACCCTGTCTTTGGCTTTCCTTAACTCTCCCTTGATAACTGGTTGTGCTTCATCGTATAACGCTTCAACATCTTCAAGTATTATTTTAGTTTCTTCAGGTGTATTAGGGTTGTATCGAAGCGTATGTTCAAGGCTATCATATAGCTTCGGCATATTAACGACGGTTTCAGCTTCGGCTCCAAAGAATTCGCCAATAGCGACGCCTAGTCCTCCTAGTTCTTGCTGGAGCTCAATTCCAGATCCTTGTAATCTTTTAGCGACGCGTGGACGCGCTCCTCTTCTTGTGCGGATTGTCCCAGAACCGACGCGGAGCATTTCCTTTGACTTTTCTTTTAAACCTTTTTCTGCTGCTATCTTGTCAAGTCTCGCCGTCTCTTCGTCTTTTACCTTAGTTTCTTCTTCGGTCTTTTTGACTGCGCTTGCAAGAAGATCGTCTACGTCTTCCTTAGCTGACTCCATGATAAGACCCATTCGGCTCGTCATGTGTTCGGAGATAATAGTATTACGCTTTCTTTCAATATTTTCACCATCCTTAATCGTGTAGACCTTATCACCTAGAGTTATTTCTTCTCCAGGATCTAAGCGCGCCACTAGTTCCATTGCTTCAGCACGATCGTTAAGAAATTGTTGGTTCTTTTCACTTAGGATTTTCTGCAACTCGGGTCCTAGCGCAAAAGTAGCAAAGTCATCCCCAGTCCGCGGATCGGCGGTTTTATCTGCCTGAATCGTCTTTCCAATAAGAGCTTCACTTACATCCACCCCTTTATACGTCTCCCCTTCTAAATCAAATTCAACATAACCAACAAGTAGCCTTCTTGTTTGACTGAGCATAGCCTGTGGAGACGCGTTGCTTCTTCCAGACTCTGCTTCTAAGTTATCGATGATGTCACTTTCTTCTCTGAACCCATCGTTAACGCCTTGTTCAAGTGCCTTGAGGTATCCTTTTCTCTCGTAATCGCTTACGTCTAGGTTTTCAATCCGTCGTTCCTCTTCCTTTATGTCCTCAAATACTTTCGTAGAGTTTTCCGTATGTCCGCTCTTAGACGCCGCTTTGTATTTATCTTCGTATTCTATCGTTTTTTCCCTTATCCTTACATTTGCGGCTTTACGCTCTTTCTCAACAACAGCTTCACGCATCTCTTCAAGGTCATCAAGTTTCATTTCGTAAAAGCTTTCGCCTAAGGGTGTCCCTGATGAATCGAGGCGTGTGGTTCCGATCGTTACACCTGCGTCTCTCATGTTCTCTAGGAACGCAATGCCGTCGTCGAGCTCGTCCTCACTACTGTCAAAGTTAAGGATACCAAGGGTAGCATCGATGACCTTTATCTGTTCTGAGCGGGACAGACTGCTACTAGACGCTTCCCAGTGGCTCTTAAGTCTCTCTAAATCTCTGTCCTCTGAGCCGTGCATACGGGCCAGTGAGCTCGCTAAGTTCGGCATGAGCACTTCTTGTTTATGCTCTTCGGCCATAGCTGAAGGTAACGTCTGTTTTAATTTATTAATATTAACAGAGGCTTCCTGTAAGAACCCAGTGCGCATAATAGCGTTTGCACTGAGAGTCGGGTCGTTCGTTAGGTAGTCGTCGGTGATCTCATTGATCGCGTTGCTTATCTGATTGTAACTCGGCTTGTCTCCGTTTTCTTTAAGAAACTTAGTCTTGAACTCTTCGATACGCTCAGTGAGCACTGCGTTAAACTCCACGTTCTTCTCAGCGCCCAACAACATCTTGGCGCGGTAGGTTGCCACAGGGTTAAGCTCGTAGTCGGACCTAAAGGCCTTAGAGAGGTTCACTTCGGCTTCTGGGCGTGCCAACAGTCTCTCTTTTTCGGCAGGGTCCATGCTCGAGATTTGCTGCTGGACATCTAAGATTTGTCTTTCGTTCTCTGCGATCTGGGCGTCACCGTATTTCGCGATGATCGGGTTGACTTTACCTAAGGCATCTGCGAGGCGTCCTAGCGTCGTCTGTTCGGCCTTGGGTGTCCGCTGGACCGCCACCGAATACTGTCCTGCCTGGAGTTCACGCGAGGTAACACTAGGCAACGATAAGTTAAAATCGACCTGCTGACGGCGTTGTTGTTGGAGAAGTTCTTGTGGTGTCATCTATTGTGTTCCAGTTTTCTGTTTTCCGATTGTAAGCTGACGGCCTTTTGCCGTTGAGTAAGCGTCGAGGCTTCCAAGTGCCGACGTTAAGGCTGTCCCTAAGAAGTCTGGTTGGTCAATCGGTCTATTAATATTAATATAATTCTGTTGAGTCTGGAGCCCCAGGTCACGGGCTTTAAGTTCATACGACTGGTCAGCCAGGGTCTGACGTTGTTCAAAGGCAAAACTGTGCTCAGCTACTTGTCTCTCTAGGTCTCTCATCTCGGCCAAGTAGCTCGCAGACTCAGTGCTGATACCTGCGGCACCTGCGGCCACTTGTTTTCTCGCCATGGCCTCCATGCTCGCCCTGTTTGCCTGTTGGACCTCTTGGGCTACCCTGAGTGCATCAGCGGCTTGTTGTTGCCGTGTCGCCGAGATCTGCGCCATGTATCGTGCGTTCTCAGCGATCGACGCTCGTTTCTGTGCTTCGGCTTGCATACGGGCTTGTTGGGCCTGTGCGCCGAAACTCAGCATACCCTGGGCTATCGGACCGAGTATAGACATAGTGCCTGTGGCAGCTGCTAGGGTTCCTCCCGCTGCGGCAGTTCCTGTAGTCCCGAGTAGGGCTGCTCCGAGCGGAGCTAATGCTGGTAAACACATAGTAGTTTATTTAGTTGTAATAATAAATTCGTAAAAAGCCTGAGACGAGATCTCTACTTCGCGTAGAAACTTAGCGCCACAGAACTTGAGCCAACGTATGGCCATCTTGTTGTCTTTGAGCACCACATTAGAGGTGACCCCAAAGGGCTTAGAGATATATTGCACCCAGTCACGCGATGCTCTTATGAAGTGCCTACGGTGCTTAGTGACATCCGGCGTTCCAAGCATCCAGATATAACCACCGTCTTTAGTAGGCCCTGAGCCGAACATAGCGAACGGCTTCTTGTCTCCATCGAGCGCCGTGTAAGTTGACCTGTCGGTCGTTAAGGCTAACATTAAGGCTTTCTTTGGCGTGCTGCCTAGGAGTGTGCACTCTAGGGCATCGTGGGGCCTCAGGTTATCTTTGAGCTCATGGACATGGTGTATCGCCGCCTGGACGATCGAACAGTCTCCGTAAGTCCTACTAGGCTCCATATCGACTTGACCGTGTGTGCACAAAGGTTTCGAACTCAGCGGACTGGAAGTTACTAGGCTTAGCCCCATCGTTCTCCAGCTTGATCTCTACGTTTTCACTAGAGGTAAACACAGGGGCCCTAAAGAACCCGTCTTTGAGCTCAGTGCGTAAAATCTGTAAAGAACCTCCTGACGACGTGAACGACTCAGGAAACTCGTTAGTATACGTGTTGCGCTTGTCTGGTGTCACCTTGATCTTATAGTCTGAAGTTTGCGTGTGGTAAAGCGATAGGTTCTTGATGAACTGCTTGGCCGAAGCGTTAGGTGTCCGGGCTTGTCCTGCCTGGGCCTTAAAGATCTGCTCAGAGAACGTGTAGGCACTGGTGAACTCATAGCCTACCCAGACCGACGTGTAGTCATCCCATACGCCTGTGGTGGTCACGGCGAGCGAAGTAACACCTCCGGAAGTAGTAACTGTCACTGGTATATTTACACCCCTGTCAGTGTATACCTTAATATCAGAGGCAGCTAAGTAGGGACTATAGGATGTACCTCCAACTACAAATGTGCTAATGTTTTCTCTAAGAGGCTTAGTGCTACCGGCGGTAAACGTAGGAAACTTCACCTGATCATTGTAGATTATTGCTGGAATACGCATGTCTAAGTGAGTGACATTGTCCTCAGGTGTTGTTGCGATTGATGTGGTTAACGCAGATCCGTTAGCTGTGTAAGTCGCAAGCCCTTCGTCTTCTCCGTCAAAGTTCAAAGGCATACTAACTATAGAGGGAATGTTTGTTGTGGGGTTAGCGACAATCAAGTAAAGCGTTGAGTCAATAAACTCAAAGCCTCGTATCTTCATGTTAAAGTCCCACTTAAACCATGAGCTCAGAACCTTCTTGTTCTCGCTAAAGAAGTAACGATACATGTAAAGAGACTGGTCTTCGTCTTTGGACAAGACGCCCAGTAGGTTCTGTGAGAGCGACCCAGAGAAATACGTAATGTCCTTAGGAATATACCGAGGAGCTTGCTCAGTGATCTCGTTGGACTCATAGACGTCAGTGGTCTTGTTGAGCGAAAACTCTCGGATACCTGTGTGGTTCCCTAAGTCAAATGGATAATAAATATATGAACCGACAGACACAGGGTCGGTCTCATCGTTGTATTCAAAGTTAGTAATAGGCTTCACTGAGACCGTCTTAGGTGTCAGTAGGTCTTCGCCTTTGAGAACAAACTGCCCGTTATTTGAGAACAGTACGAGGTTCTCTTGGGACGTAGCGGCTGCAGTAAGACTAACGACACGCTGCGCCTCAACAATGACGTCAATCGGGTCTGAGTCGAGAAGGGTTGTGACAGTGGTCCGTCCAAAGTTATACTCAAAGTCCCCTGAGCTATTACGTGCGCCTAGTCCCGCCTCTGAGAGTATCACGTTGCCTTCACAGATAAACCCTAAGCGGTTCTTGAAGAACACACTGTTCTGTATGTTCTTACCGACAAACGAAGCGAACGGATTAGAGATCTCATCGCCTACAAACTTAGGGGCCGTTTTGATCTCATTGATCTCAAACTTGTTTAATGATGTATTAATAATTAATCGAGGCAGCGTGGAATTATCGTAACTCCTAAGTTGTCCAGGCGCGAACGTCTCGACCCACGCACCGTTCCCTATGTCTTGTCCGTCGGTTGTCTCAAACTTAACGTAGTAGTCGTCAGCAGATAACTCTTGGTCTCCTCGGACTTTAACTATGAAGCCATTTTTAGCGTAGAGTGGTAAGTCAGTAATCGAACCGACTTCCTTATAGACAACGCCGAGTGCGCCGTCGCCGAGACCGTCGTGGCCTCGGATCTCAAAGTCTCCTTTGTTTGATGCTCTGGTCAAGACAATGAGGTTTCCGTTGATGGTTTTAGAAAAATCAGAACCAAGCGGAGAGGTAAGCGCAGTGTTTAATAAGCCTGCAATAACTGAAGTGTCTGCGTTCACTGCTGGAGTAGTGCCTGTGGATGGTCCTGAAGTTATAGACACATTACTAGTAGCTGTCCCTGCTGTAGCCACAGCTTCCCCTAGTTCCAGTGTAACTGTTATTGAAATAGTATCTCCTACGTTTTCATTGGCTCCGATGCTCAGTGCAGGCCCTATGTTCCCTTTTGAAGCAGAAGTAACGACTCCTGTTGCTTCGTTTGAAACGCCTACAACTAGCGTTGCATCCACGTCACCTATAGTCCTAACAACCTTTGAGCTATAAGTTCCAGGGAAACTAACAACAGTATAAGTTTGGCCGTTAGTATACCCTTGTCCACCATTAGCAATAGAGCCGACGGATGTTAACACGTATCGTGAGTTCCCCCTGTTGCTCGTCCTGCTATATGTAAGGTTTACCTGTGCAGCGACTGGCGACGTAGTAGAATAAGTAAGGTCTACCGCGTATTTCTTTTCGTAGTCTCCTTGCTTAATAAAAATCAGCGCTTCTTTGTCTAAGTCAGGGGCACGAGACGATTGGTCTGTCGCTACTGTCTTAGAACGGTTAACAAGAAAGGTGCCGTCAGAAACAGTAGAGGCCCTAAGAAGACTACGGGGGGTTCCGACCGACGATGGGATGTCTAGGTAAGAGAACGCTGTTAATAGTCCTCCTGAGACTCCGTTGATAGTCGCCTCGTCCCCACTGAGGACATTGTAAGCGTAGATCTTAGCGCCATCGTGTAGCAATACGTATCGCTCAGTTTCACTTCTGTTGATAAAGTGAATAAAGCTATCTTCCGAAAGAGTAAGACCAGGAGCACCTAGTCTTTGAACAAACCTAGTGCCGTTGCGTTTTGTTAATCCATCAACAACACTGCTCATGAAGTTAACCTGTTCGTCGCATTGTCCCGAGAACCGTGTGGCGTCAGGCTGCTGGCTAACCCCTTGGATAAGGTTTGGTAATGATGTATTGATTAATGGCATTAGAGAATGTCGTAGTTTCGGTTGACCCCGAGGCAAGACGCAACGTCATAGTTATCAAAGATAGTCCTGTCGGCTCCTTGGCCATCGGCTTCTTCGAGGTTATAGCGTGCTTTGAGTTCATCCCGTAGGATCTGTTGCTCAAGCTCCTGAGACCCGACGGTGCGTGCCTGGAAGACCCTTGAGGCTTTGAGTGTAATGTATCTCCGTGCTTGTTCAGGGAGATCTGTGAAATCTAAAAGGAACATCAACCTGACGTCAATGTCGCTTGTGAAAGTGAATGTGTTGTCTTCACGGTTAAACAGTTTACCGCCGCGTTGCACAATGTCCTTAGAGTGATCTAGGGTATCTACGTGCATAATGTCAGCCGCGAGAACAATCTCATCGCTACTGTTAGGGCTAAGCGTCTGCTTATTGACCGTATTGAAGTGCCATCCCTCTGACTGAACCTCGCGACTAACTTCGTCTAACACAGTGATCGCGGTGACCGCAGAGATAGGCAGTGAGGTAGTGACAGTGATCTGAGTCACGGGGCTTTCACCTATGGTGCTCAGCATCGTATTGACAGCTTCGAGTTCTGTAGTGAGTGGCATAATAATATTAATAAAATGAAAAAATACCCCGTCCCCAACTTAATGAGGACGAGGCATGAATTTAGTGTGTGCTATTAGCTAGCAGCAGAAGATCCTGCGCTGACCACAACAGCAGACTCAGGGCGAAGAACGCCGAGGCCCATTGCATACTTAGCAACAAAGAGAGTAGACTGACGTTCAATCAGATACTCAGACTCAGTCGCAAGGTCGAGGAGCTTAACGCAACCAACAGCCGATGGGTGTCCAGCGACGAAACCGAAGGTTCCTGCGCTTCCACCAGTTACACCGTCAAGCTCACCTTTGTAACCAGACGAAGGCGAAGCGATGTTAGTGTCTTCAAACGGGCTGTTAGCAACTGCGTTGTCATCAGTGGCTGTCTTAGTAGATACAGCAGTCTGAACACCTTCGATGTGTGGGCTCTTGTAAAGCTTGATGCCAGCGACTTCAACGATGTTACCCTTAGCTACGTCAGCAGAGCCACTTGAAGTGTCCTTGTTGATCGCTGCGTTGTCAGCAGTCAGTAGCTTGTAGTATTGTGATGGAGTCAAGATAGCAAAGCGGTCCTCAGAGGGGACTTCTTTTTCATCGAGGGCCTTAGCGCAATCGAAGAGTGCACCGATAATACCAGCGACTGTGCTAGTGTCTACACCGAAGATCTCAGTTCCGGTGTCACCGCCTGTGAAGTTAGCAGTGGTGGTGAGACCAGCAGCAAACAACGTGTTAAGAATCTGGATGTCCATGCGCTTAGCCAGGGCTTTACCAAGCTCAGCAGAGTAGATAGAACGAAGGTCATAGTGATTCTTCAGTTCATCAATGCGTGGAATCAGAGACGAAGCAACAAGCATGTCGTCGATGTTGATTACTTTCTCGTTGTGAGCAATCTGAGACAAGTAGGCACCAGAGCCCAGGAGGTCGTCCCCGGCTTTGTGATACTTGGCTTCAGCGCGCCCTGAAACAGGGAACTGAGCAGATTTACCACTAGAGATAGTGCGAGTCATGATGAGGTCTTTAGCTACGTTCGTTTCGTTGAACGCAGTGAGGATCTCACCGCTGAATACTTTAAGGAACAACGCTGAGTCTGCGGTCAAAGCGCCAGCAGGTGTTGCGCGTCCCCCAGTTCCATTCACCTTACCCGGAATGGTGGGATTATTAGTTGGCATAATAAGTTATAGTTATAGTTTTGGTTTCTTTCGTCTGTGGACTTTAGTTTCTACTGTTCGCCGCAAGTTGTCCGACGCATCGGGCTTGGTGGTTACTAGTCTAGTTACTTCGGTTTGTTAGACTCAGGGAAAATTTTAGTTAAATACATCTAGCTGTCTTATGCAGCTCCTGATGATAGTATAAGTGGTTCTGTTGGTGTCATCGTCGTCTTCGTAGGTTGGATGCCACGATGTAATATTAATAAATGTTTTATCTATATGCTCAATGACTCCGTAGACAGTGCAGACCAGGGGCTTCCCTAAGTCTTGCGCGTGGTCCAAAAAGACGACCCTAGCGATGTCTTCAAGCTCTATTTCTTGATCCGCAGCTTCACACGGGCAGCAGGGGTGTTTGCAACAAACTGCTTCCCCTTCGCACCAGCACGTTTCTTCTTGCGTGCAGTGGAGGCTCTCTGTGTCTGACTTAGGCTTTTCGCTTTCGATGATGGAAGACATCTGTCTGGATTTTTCTTGTTCTTTGAGGTTCCGCATGGTCCTTTGATTTTACCGTCGGTGCCTATTCGGACCCAGTTCTGCTTTCGCCAGTTTGCTAGTTCACCCACGTTTCTTTTTGATTTTAAGTTTAGACCGCTTGCCCTTACCGTAGTTAGGGTCTTTGCAGTATTTCGATGCCGCCATGTTAGCGTAAGCGCTCGGATACTTATCGAACGTGCGCTTAGCCCATGCGATTCCTTTAGGACATATTTTAGCCATGCTTCAACTGAAGGTTACTTGTTCTTTCACTTCTTCTTTTTGATGCGAAGGCCTTTTCGTTTAACTTTGTTTTTATTATACATAATCTTTAACATTTCCAGCGCCTTAGTGCTAACGCTTTGCGTGTAGGGCGTCCCTTAGCGTCTTTCATAGGGCCCTTAACGCCGCTCATGCGTGCACAGAACGATCTCTTACGGGGACCACCACCAGGCTGAGGTTTCTTAAGTTTACTCCCAGTCTTACTGTTGTAATACTTACGGCCTTTTTCTGTGAGGCCTCCCTTCTTAGACTTGTGTTCTTTCCTGAGACTGACTCCCTGTCTTTTCATTGTTATAATAATTAATAAATCCTTTTGCCAAAGAAGAACCTAAGGTGTCAAAGCTATGCTCAAACATCTCCCAGTCTTCTTCGTTGGATCCAAAGAACGGCTCAGTGATAACAGCAGGACAATGCGTTTCTCTTAGGAACTTAGCTCCTCGGCTCTTCGCTGTCTTCGGTTTAGCCCCTCGGTCTTTGACACCGAAGGTATTCACTACTTGATCCTGGAGGCACTTGGCCAACTTCTCGCTCTTCTTAGACTTATACCAGTAGAGCATCTCGCTGCCATGTGCCGCAGGTGTCGCCGCGTTAAAGTGTAGTTCGATCGCAGCGTTAACTTTGAGGGCCTTGAGATCAGCACTCAGGTTCTCCATAGACTCTGCGTAATTGTTCCCGGTATACTCGTGGACAATCACTGAGGGAACACCAGCGTCATCGAGTTCTTCTTTGATAGACTTAGCGACCTGGAGGTTATACGTCCACTCGTTGGTCTCTCCGTCACACGCAACAGCGCCCATGTCATTGTATCGACTGTGGCCGACACATATAGCTAACACTGGGTCAGCCGGGGGTAACTGTGCGTCATCAGTAAACCATGCTCTACAACTCATTCTCTAGGTAGTTAATGTAGTGAAGTAACGCAGAGATCGTTTGTTTCTCCTCTTTGTCAAAGTCATGGGTATCAAGCCTCTGGATCATCTCGGGTATCCGGCTTGGCCTCAGAGTCGTGCACCCAGTTGTTGATAAGGATGCGATTACGAGTGTGCCTGCGATTAGCAAGCTCTTTAGTGTATTCATCTCTTATAGAAAGAAAAAGCCTCCCCAGTGACGGGAAGGCTATAAGTAATCTAACGATAGACCCAATCATTTGTCTTTGGCTTTCCCTACGTTAAGAGCGAGCCAATCAACGACCTTGTAGAGTTTCGCTGCCCAACCGTCGTCAGCAGGTGTCGGTGTTAACGCTGCGATAGCTGATGCTGCTGCAACGATAGCCGTAAGTGTGCTAATGAGGGTGTCTTTGTTGTCTACGATGTAGTTGATTAGGTTCATGGGTTTATTATTATTATTATTATAGGATGTCAGACACAGAGAGCCTGCGGTGAACTTCAGCTTGGTAACTTGGGTCCTGCTTGTAACGCGGGTCACTCATGGCCTTCGACACCATAGCCGAAGACGTAAAGGGAGCAATAGCTTGTCCGGTGGTTTGACCTTGGACTAACTGAGGGGCGCCTCCGCTGGCCGCACGGAACTGTGAATATAAGCCTTGTGCTGCCACCTTAGCTTGCTCAACAGTGCCAGTCTCAACGATCTGGTTAAACGCATCAAGTGAACCTTCGTCTAGGTTCTCTGTGGCCCATTCAGCCATCGCTTGGTAACCTTCTTGACCACCAACAGACCCATAGACTTCGTTAGCCTGTGTGTCAGCGATTGCCTGTTGTCCTGCAATGTAAGACTCAACAAGTTGCTTTGGTAGCCCAGATTTCTCTAAGGACTCAAAGGTCTCATCGCTTAACTTACCGGACTCCATGAACTCATCAGTGGCCGCGTTGATAGCACTAACAGACTCAGGTTGTTCACCTTCAGGCTCTGGTGTAGCCTCAGGGTTCCCAAGTTTACTTTCAAGTTCCTGGTAGGCAGTCGCCATGTCCTCGGCACTCGAGAACTTCTCAGGTAACCACTCAGGGCGGTCAGGTTGCGGTGTGTCTTCTTGTTGTCCTAGCTGTTGCGCTAGTTGTTCCTGGTTATCATCCCAGGCCTGTGCCATTGAGTCCGTAGAGTCAACAGCTGCTTGTTCTTGAACGGACGGTTCAACGGTCTCGCTCGTTTGTAGTTCTGCCATTTTTATTCAGTGGGTTCTTCTACTCCTTGTTGCCTTTGTTGTTCTAAAGCTTGGTCGCCGAGTGCCTTGACGCCTTGTGGGGCTACTTGCTGCATCATGGCCATCTGTTGGGCCTGCTGTTTCTCAGCTTGGATCTGCTCATCGTCTTTCACGAGTCCTGCAGTCTTGATGCCTAGTGCCGTAGCGCGTCTCTGGAAATACTGGCTCACATTGACGAACTCAGCGATCGCCTGGGGGCCTACGACTTGAGCAGCGCCTGCCAAGAACAAGTCAAGTTTCTGTAAGTCGTTCCCTCGTCCTAACGCCTCGACCCCGGTGATGATCACTGGGTTAACAATGTCCTTAGGTAACGCAGGGAGCTTCTTCTTGCTCTTCATTACGTCCATCAGTCTGTTAACAAATGGCAACTGCATCTCGTTTGATAATAATGAATATAAACCACCTAACGCTGACTCAAGCTCTTGGGATAACATCCTGATCTCTTCTGCAGTAACACGCTCAGCTTGCCTAACGACATTCGAGGTTAACAAGAAGGCAGCGCCGAGCCTGTCAGCAATAACCTTAATCGACGACTCAGCGGTCCTGAAGTCTGCGATCTTGTTGAGCTGTAAGGTCGTTACGTCCGCAGCGTTACCCTGGACTATCGCGCCACTCGGGGCTTCTGCGAGTGTCCGAGCACGCGTGGTGCCATTAGGATTCACCAAGAACATAACCTTAGCCGCCGCAGCAGAACCCTCAAGGATCGCCTTAGAGAGTCCCTCAAGTGACTGTAGGTCACCTAAGTATTCCTCGACGTATCCACGTCCATAGCTTTCACCGTCGATCCGTGAGAACCTCAGCGGTATAAACGGGTTCTTCGCTTTGTTAACTCGTGACCCTGAGTTCTCCAGTGCGACACCGTTAATGTCTTGATATATAATAAATTCATCACCATCGCGACAAGCAGCAGTATACAAGTGAACCTCATCGGTCGGCTGTCCGCCGTTAGTTGCAATCTGGGCCTTGATGTCTTCATCGAGCACGTCGTAACTGATGTTCTCTTTGGTAGCGATGTGGGTCACGTTGCCCATTGGGTCTCTATCGACGACAAAGCGATCTAAGTGGAACACCCGGATACCCCCTTCGTCAGGAAGATACAGCATGACATTCCCTGTGATAATCAGGTGTTTAAGCGCTGAGTGAATCGCTGTGCGATACGCCTCGCGACTAATCTCATCCATGACTGACTCTTCGACTTTCTGGAGTGTCTCTTCGATCTCAGAAATCAACTCTTCAGGTGCCCCTTCGTTAGCCAGGGCGTAACTGTCGATGTTCAATCGGAAAAACGGGGCGTTAGGCGGAAGGAGTGCTAACAGTAATTTAGAGGCGAGGTTATTTACTCCGCGAGCCCCAACGCCCTGAAAAGGTGTGTCTAGTCTGCTGTGTGGTCCGTGGCCTTCGTCGGGCATGACGTAGGGTAACGTGAGCTTCGAGCAGGACCGTGCGCGATCTAGGTATTGATAGCGGTGTCCTTCGAGGCTTGTGTAGACCGCTTGGGCAGTGGTGAATTTCATAAAGATATAATATTAAATAATTTCCTCAGGCTCAGGCTTGATCGACAAGAACTCTAACTGAGTTAACTCTTGGACACCCTCGGACCCCTCTAGCATAGCGTCGTCGTTGGATGTAAAGCGCCAGCAGTCGATGGCTATGAGTCGTCCACTGCCGTCGGTGGCTTCAGCCAGGCTTTCAACAGGTGGAAGTCCGGTGATCGTTGTGCCTTGCTTGTTCGGATAGCCACGGTCTGAGTCTACGGCTGCAACAAGTCCCGTGTAGAGTTCGTCGGGCTGCACTACGTAATAACGAAACCCTGTGTCAGCTCGTGACTGTTCGATGTCTGTAAGTGGTTCTTGTTGTTCGTCCATTAGTCTATCAGTTCAAGTTCGTCGAGAAGCTCAAGGTCTTCTTCGACAGGTGGCTCCCAGCTTAGGCGTTGTAGGTAGGTCTCAAGGTTAATCTCTTCGATACCATCTAGGTCAAAGTTATCAGACTCAAGGATGCCACTGCGCTTAACACAATAGAGTCTGTCGCTGTTGGTCTCAGGGTCTAAGAAAGTGTTATCCCAAAGAGCAAGCCAGCGTTCACTTTGTTCGTCTGGTAGGTTCCTTGCGGTGTTACCAGCGGCTGTCAAGGTGTCATAAGATGCCTCGTTGCTGAACCTAAAGAATCGATGGGTTTCGTCTGTCATTAGTTAAGGTCTTCTAAGGGTGGAAAGAAGTCGGAGATAGAGTCAACTGTAGGGGCATCTTCTTCGCCGTCGATGAGCTGGTAACCGTTGTGCTTAAGGATTGCAAAGCTCCCACCTTCGTGATGCTCAACCACATTAGCCCAGCGCACCGTAGTGCTGCCATCGTAGCCTTGGGCCTCCACGATTTTATCGTTGTAAGCTTCAAGCTCTTCCTTGTCTTGTGATGTATAATACATAACTAGTAGATGGTGTAAGTGTCGTTGATGTTAGCCTCAATGCCTGTGCGGTTGGCTGACTGGTCGGTGTTAAATATGACAACCTCGCTAAAATCAAATGAACCCGAAATTTGAGAGCCAAATGCGCCGATTCTATTAGCGTTTGTGGTGACAGTAGGAGCATTATTAGAGGCTGTAGCCGTTGCAACAGTGCTAAACGCTTGGCCGTTCTTAAAGCCCGAAGCTGTGCTTGCATCTACAGATAGCGTTATTAACTGAAAGCCATTTGAGTATGCTCCATCTTGAAGCTTAACTGCCGAATCGTGGTAACCAATACTAAGGTTATTTGAACTCACATAAGGCACATAAATTCTATTGTTTGGCTCACCCAAAACAACACCATAATCATTATTGCCGTCAGAGTTAGTAAGCACGGCACTGACTAACAATGTGTCAAGGTTTGAAATCAGGCCAGCAGGAATTGAAAATGAGTCATTGTTACCGTCGAAGTAAATCAGCGGTTTACTGTTTTGTGTCACTAATGCCCCTGACTCTACTAATAGAGGCTGGCTCGCTGCCGTTGATTGGGTTGCGTGGTTAGTGCCGCCTTGGTCATACCATGTGGTGACGTGGCCGTCGTTGCCTGCGCCTACAAAAGCTACAAGCGTCCCATCGCTAACCTCGGATGCCTTGAAGTCGCTCGTTGCGTTGTCGGAACTCCGTCGAACATTAACAACATTCGGGTCAAGGTCTGAGTCAAACGAACGGAGACTGTAAGCGGCTGCGGGTTCCAAGTCGAGAATGTTAGGAATCACTAGCACTCCGTTGATAAACACCTCCCAGCCTTTGCCGGAGAGACTGTCGATTGCGGTGTTCGTCGCGGCACTGAGTGAGCCAGTGGCTGTATTGTAATCGATGTCGATTCCAGCGTCAGATAAAGCCGAGCCACCAGATGCTCCGTTAGTCGTTGCGTATTTGCCAGATGCGTCGATGGAGACAAGAATGTTCTCGACCGATTGAGCGGATAATGCGGAACAGCCGTCCCATGTGTCATTGAAGACTGCAGTATCTATGCTTGCTGGATTCCAGTTGGTAAACACATCGGCAGAAAAATCGACGAGTGAACTACACCCTTGCCACGCTTCAAGACAGTTGGCCGATTTAGGAAGTTTTGTGCTGAAAGATGCAAGCGGTGTTAGCTTCCATGTCCTTATGAACCTTGACCCTTTACTTAAATCAAGGGCTGCGGGAAAACTTGTGAGTCCGCTAGACATCCATGCTAAGTTGAAATTTACATTAATCGCCTCCGTGCCGAGCTTTGCGCCCGCCGGAAATGACGTTAGGGCCGAGCAGCCATTGAAGGCATTGAAGAAGTTAGTGCAGACTCTCGCATCAATGGCTCCAAATGAACTTAGTGATGTCGCGTTATAAAATGCATATGACATATTTATCCCGTTGCTTAAATCCAACGCAGGGAAACTCGTAAGTCCACTAGACTGCCATGCGCTCGTAAAGTTCACATTGGTCGCCTCCGTGCCGAGCTTTGCGCCGCTTGGGAATGACGTTAGGGCAGAAGTGCCTCGCCATGCGGACGAGAAGTTTGAGCCGTTGCTGGCGTCAATGGCCCCAAATGAACTGAGTGAAGTCGAGTTATGCCATGCGCTTGTAAAGTTAATGGTATTAGAAAGTCTTATAGATTTAAATTCAACAATGTCGGTTCGGTCTAGCCATGCGTATGAAAAAGAAATACCGATTATGTCGCCGTCGGAAGCACCTCGGTCGATTAAGAGTTTCCTCGCCGACTCAATGTCAGCAGAACTTGCCGATTCGGGCAAAAGTATAATACCATACAAATCACCAGTTTTGCGGAACGTGCTACCAAAGTTACCCAAAAGGTTCAGCTCAGTGACTGCATCGTTGTCCACGCGATACACAAACGTCCCTAAGCTCGTGCCTACGATTTGCCAGCCAGCTTGCCCTCCTGACAGTGGACTTGCAACCACAAGGTGGTCAGCGTTGTCGTTAAATGTAACCTTGTAGCCATCCCGTGTTGGTCGGTCGTTGACTACAGATTGGCTAACAGAAGCGTTAAGTGTGAGATCAGAACCAACAATATTACCGTTCCAGTAAGAAACAAAATCAGCAGGGTCAACGATAGGGAAAATCTGCGGGTCAAAGAAATAGTAGCCTTGTGAGTCAATGAGACTAAACACGTTGTTCCTATTATTAATATAATTACGAACTGAGTCAGCTTGGGCGTCGGTGATGGTCGCAGGGAAGAGTGCAAGGAACTCTAGGTCGATTGCTGTGTTTTGGTCTACGCCGTCCTGTCTTACTGCTATATTGAATTCTTCTGCGCTGACCGTTGTTGAAACACTCAACGTATGTGGTGCAGCGTTATTAACAGACGATTCAATACCTGTTGAAGTAAGTTTTGATTCAACAAGAATGTCCCCATTGTTTTCATCGAATAAATCGGTTTGAATAATTGCGGAACCATTATAGTAAGTAGCTAAATCATTGGTTGAACTATTTTTATCAACAAACTGAAATCCTGTGGATGTTGCATCAGATGCTCCTGTTGAGTTTATGCTAAACATCCTGCCCCATGTTTCTCCACCAGTCCCAAGGACACTGAACGCTGCAAACATGTAACCGTCAGTTATTGTTTGGTTTAACAAGCCGTTAAGACCATCATTAGTCCCATCGAACCGCAAGACACTCTTCTTGATAACCGTGGCTGGGTCGTTGCCGGATTGATTGACAGTCACCACTTGGCCAGTCGCGCATTTGAACTTGGTGTCGCCGTGGCGAATGTGGCTTGCCGTGAAGTCGATGTTGAGTTGCTCAGTGCCGTTAATGGATAGCGTAACGCTTTGAATGTATCCGTTGAGTGGTAGGCGCGACGTTGAAAACTGACCATTAAAACTAAGGTGCGTAAACGTAGGGGCTGCTGTAATATTATTAATAGTGCCTTTTACCGCCCCGTTTTGTTTGAACACTAAAGTGCTGCCTGTTTTTTCAAATCTAAGTGTGCTTAGTCCTGCCGATAAAGAGCCGCTTAGGGATGCGTTATTGTTGTTTGAGCCGTCTCGGTATTGAAACGAAGGAGAACCACCAGTATTATAAATCAAAATTCGGTGAAGACTTGAGCCAGAGACTACATGAAAATCTTCCACGTTCACAATATAAGCCACCATTTCAAGCACGAAGTCATCGTTAGCTCCGATAGCAGGAAAGGTAACAGCCGGAGCGTTCCCAGTGGTGACCGGCAGATAACAATAGCCTTTACCATTGGCGTCTAATGGCAACGCTTTAGGCTGGTTTAGGGCTGTCCCTTGTTTCGCATCGCCGCCCTTTTGTGAACCGCGAGCCAAGTTGCGTAACACTGGGACGTTCTCAAGGAAGTCAGCGGTCGTCAGGGCTTCTGCTAGAACGTCACCAGATGTCGAAGCGTTCGTCAGTGTATTTAAGTTAAGTGCCATTGCTTAGAGATTTGAGTTTGACACCGGCCAATATAAGACACGCTTTATATGCCCTAACAAATGGTCAGTATTATTATAAAAGCTTCCGATGCAAAGCTTGGTCAAATTTGATAGATTACCGTTGTGAGTCGTTGTCCCAATCATTGCGGAGCCGTTAAGAGAACCAAATTGATTTGACGAATTGTAAGAAATCGCCGCACGACTCAAACCGCTTGGGACATTGCCGAAAACCAAACTTTGCGCCCCGTCATACGAATACAGCCTGTTCTGATAATTGCTGTAAAAGAAACGACTTTGTGGATTTTGCCCGTTTAAAATGTAAAAATCTCGAAAGGCGTCTTTCGTCTCAAACTCAACGTAAAACGTGCCGTCACCGCCAGTGTTAAAGAAATTACTAAATGCAGTGCCGGTAATCTCAAGCTTGTCAGCGGCTCGCGTCACGGTGGAACCTGATGTCGGTATGTAGCTTGTGCTTACGCTTCCGAGTTCAATCTGGCCACCCCATAGGTCAACTGAGTCGGCTGTTGAACCAGATTCTTTTCTGATGGATACAGCGGCGTTTGTGTTGTCGGCTCCTAGTGTCATAGTCAACCCTTCAATTCGTTGCCAATCTCCTGTCAATGTAACTGTCTGAGGACCCGATGCGACATAGGCTCCTCCGGTGTATCTTTTAATCCTAAGAACAACAACCTCACCAGCTATGCCTCGCACGTAGATAGAACCTGTTACTTGGGTGCTTGATGTTACAGTGGACGCGATGCTGTAAGCCATGTCTGAAGAGCTTGAAGACAAAATCCCGCTGATTTTTGATGCAGTGTTAGTCCCGTCGGGTGCATCAATTCCTGTGGTCTTCGTAATGTCTACATTTTCAGTAAACGAAGTTGAGTTAGTCACCAAGTTAGTAGCACTCGGCTCCACCAGAATCATCGGCACTCCATCAACGTGGTCAACGCGCACCGTGTTGGCTGGGGCTGACGCTATGAGACCGTTGACATCTGTGAACGTGGCGGTTCCTGCGCGGGTCGCTGTGATAACATTAAGCGTATCCGGCTTAGAGGGGTCGAGGTCTAGTGTTGGGTTCTCAAGGGTTCCTATCATGGAATCCCGAGCGTCAAAAAGAAGATAGGGGTCCAGCTCGTTGGGGTGAAACTCATTCAAGTTACTTAGCCTTTGCGTAAGCGGCCTGGTTAACGGAAGCGTAACACTCCTGTTAATGGTGGGCCTACTTAGCCAAGGCTTCAAGCTGTCCTTCTTCTTCGACATATTCCCTATAGATAGATTGGTTTGATAACAACCTTCACACTGAAGGAGCTACCGGCACCTGTAACATTTACGCGGATGTCTGACAAGGGAGTAGTGAACAATCCACCACCGTTACCAGTGAGAGTTGTGTCGTCACCGAGGGCTACCCAAGCGGTCCCGATCTTTTGCTCAAGGCTGACGGTGGCTCCGTCGAATGTCCCGGCTACAAAGAATCCACTAGGTGTCCCGGTCCCTGTGTTGACTGCGGGTGTGGTTGATGAATCAAAGGCACCAGCACCACCGCTTAGGTTGGAGTTGGCAAGTGTTATGTCTGTGCTAAAGTTTGGCATAATAGTGTTTAATAGTTAGAGGTGTTAACGCCAGTGCTTGAGGCTGTTCCTAAGCCACCCATAGTTGGCCTACGTAACACAAGGGATGCAGCACCACGTTTCTTCTTTTTCATCGGGCCTGCTTGCTCCGGTTGTTGGACTGTTTCAGCTACGGCTGTTGGGGGTGGTGGAGATGCGGGAGGCTCCGGGGGCTTGGGGGTCTTGACAGACATGCACATGGGTTATTCGGGGGTAAGGAATTGGTTCTCTAACTGGTCTTCGTGAAGGGTCTTTAGAAAGTTAACAAGTTCTCGCTTCCCCATATAAAAATCAATCTCCCGAAGCGAATCGCTAGGGGAGAAATCTTTGCTTGGCACGCGTTCGTCCAAGAACT